AACTTGACATTTACTTTACACTGTCAACTATGTCAACCTAACAATTGTGTCAACTTTACATATTTTGTTTAGTTTATGCTTGACTTTAAATAATATATGTAGTATATTGGTATTATAAGAAAGGAGATTAATATGAAGAAACGATACAAATTAAGAAGTTGGGTAAAGACATTATTACTATTAATTTTATTAGAGATTATATTAATAAGTTATTTACTATTACAATCAACAAGAATACAAACTATAGAAGAAACAGGAAGAACAGAAAATATATCTGTTAATTTATGGAGGTAATATATGAGAAATAAAATATACTTATTAATACAAAATTATAAAGATAAAGATCATATATATTCATATTTTAAATATTTCGATACTGAATGGGAAAAAGATAAATATAAAAGAAAAGTAGAACATATAGATTATTTAAGAGTAATAGAAGATTCAAGTGATATGAATTGGGGAAATAGTTAGGAGGTTAATAATTAATGTATGATTATTGGGATTTATTAAAAATATATGAAAAAACAAAGAAAGAAAATACTAGCTTAAAAAGTAAATTATATGATAAAGAAAACATAATAAAAGAAGTTAGAGAATATATAGAAAAAATGACTTATGATAATCCTGATACTGATTTTGAATTAGAAGTAAACACAGTATTAGGTAATGTTTTAGAAATATTAGATAAAGGAGAATAATATGAAAGTAATAGATTTATTAAATAAGATAGCAAAAGGCAAAAAAGTACCAAAGAAAGTAAAGATTACAACAGGACCACTAAAAGATAAGTTTAGAACTTGGGTATGGGAAGGTTGTTGGTACAAATATGAAAAAGATGGTATGGATGTATATATATGTTTTAATAAATTAGATTTGAATGACAAAGTAGAAGTTGTAGAAAAATAAGGGAGAATAATATGAAAGATATAAAATATCAAAAATATGCTAAACGTGAAATATTAGAAAGTGGTATATATCATAATTATAATTGGTATATATTTGATTTAGGAACACATCCAACTGCTTATATTGAAATATCTAATGATGATATTTTATATAATAAAAGTTATTGGGAAATAAATGATAAATATGATATTGATGTACATGGAGGATTAACATATTCAGATAGTGATTTATTTGTTGATAAAAGTAATAGATGGTATATTGGTTGGGATTATGCACATGATGGAGATAGATTTGGTATAGATATTTCAGGTAAAAATTGGACATCACTTGAAATATATGAAGATATTTGTAGAGTAATACAACAAATAGAAGTTATAAATAATAAAAATAAAGAAGATAATTTATTACATATATCAAATACATTAGAAAATATATTATATGTATTAGAAAGGATAGAAAAGAAAATATATGAAGAAAAGAATTAGTTCATTATATGGAGAAATGAATAATGAAGAACCTATGACAACTTATGAATGTATAAGTATGTTATTAAAGAATGATATAAGAAATTTAGAATTATTAGATGATGTTATGAATTGTCTATTAAAAAGAATTTATATTTTATACATAATAAATATAACTATTATAATATTTGCAGTTTCAATTTTATTATTTAAATAAGCAACTAACTTAATAGTTGCTAGGGATAGATTATTAATCTCCTATTATGTTTCTTAATCTATCCCTAGGAGCTATTAAGCTCCAAAATTTCTAATCGGTTAAGCTACTAATATGTAGCATAGGGCTATTAATACCTCGCATACTTTAATTAATAGTCCTGTGGTACTTATAAGGTGCCAATAAAATATTGGGTGGCGACCAATCGCTAGGAGGTTAATTTTATGGAAAATGCTTTAGTAAAAGCTAATAATCAACTATTAGAAGTTGAGAAAGGAGATAACAAAAAAATCTTTGTTTCATTAGATTTAGAAAAAGAAGAAAACATGGATCTATTACTTGCTACTCAAGATAATGAAAATGTTTTAAAAATTAATGAACATAAAAATGAAACAATAGAATGTATTGGAGTTTATATCACTCGTAGAGAAAACGAAGATACAAATGATGATGGAGAAATATTTACTCGTAGAGATTATACAACTTTATTATTTGATAAAGATGGTAAAATCTATGTAACAGGAAGTAATGCTTTTTATCAAAGTCTAGATTTTATTTGCACAGTAAAAGGTTGGCCAACTGAAAAGAATCCAATTAAGATTAAATTTTCAGAAGCTCCAGCTAAAAAAGATGGACATAAATATTTAAAAGCAGTTTATGTAAAATAATTGCAAAAACAACTCTTTTCTAGTATATTTATATTAGAAAGGAGTTGTATATTTATATGGAAGAAATTATAAAAGTAGTAGTTGATAATGGATTAGGTATTGGTAGTTTTATTGCTTTAATTATATTTATCTTTAAATATCAAGATAAAAATAATGAATCAATGAAAAAAATAGCTGATACACTTGTTCAAATACAAATAAGTATGGCTACTATGACAGATAGAATAGATAAAATAGAAGAAAAAATAAATAGAAAAGAGGAAAATTAAAATGATAAGAAATGAAGAAGTAAAATTAATGTATAATGTAATGAAAGGATTAGATAGAGATTTAGATGTTAATGAATCTAAACTTTTATCAAAACTTGAAATTATGGTAGAGCAAATTGAAGTAATGAATGAAAGTCAAGAAAAAATGGCTAAATTACAAGATAGAATTGTTGCTTTAGAAAAAGGTGATAATAATGAAGAAAGAGAAGAAAACTAATAAAAATACAACTATAAAAGCTACTTTTAAAGAAGATAATAAGGGTGAATTAAAAGATGTTAAAGTAGAAGTAGTTTCTAATAAAGAAGATAAACAAGCTAAATTTTTAAGAGATTATAATAGAGTAATTAATAGGAGGTAATATATGTACAAAGGTCAAACAAGTGTTAGAGGTGGAATTGAAGATTTTTTATGTCCATTTACTGATATGTTTATTACTCAAGGAAGTCATATGTATCCTACTCATATGGGAATTATGGCTAATGATGTAAGAGGTGCTGAACCAGGAGTTCGATATCCTTATTATGCACCATGTACTTGTAGATGTATAAGAGTATATCCTGAAAGTGGTCAAAGTATGTGGCAATCTGTTAATAATGTGCGTTGTGCTAATGGTTATATAGGAAAAGTTACTTTTATGATTGCTCACTCAAATAGTCAAGATTGTTATGTAGGTCAAGTTGTAAAACAAGGTTGGCAGTTAGAAAATATGGGTGATAAAGGAAATGCAACAGGAGTACACTGTCATATTCAAACTGAACAAGGTGATGATACAGCATGGTATAAAAATAGTTATGGTATATATCAATTTAATAATGAAGTTGATTTAGATGATATGTATTTTGTAGATAATACTAATATAATAAATGGTAGTGGTGGAAACTGGAAAAAAACATCTGATGTACCAGCTGGTGAAGTAGTAGATCAAATAATACATAAAGGTAGTCATGTTGAAATACCAGGAAGATTTGAAGTAATTGATGTAAATATCAAAGATGATACAGCACTAGTTAGAATAGATGGTAAAGATTATTGGATAGCATGTAATCCTTTATTGGAGGTAAAATAATTGAGAGCTAATCAAAGATTAGTAGCAAGTGATGGATATGAAGTATGTTTATTTCCATGTGAAGCTTTATATTTAACACCTGATAGAGATCCTGATGAACATGATGTATTAGCTTTAGACTTTTTACCTTATAATATAGCAGGCGGGAGAATTACAGCTATGCCATGTTATGCACCTTTTACTGGTAAAATAGTTTATACTGGTAATGATCATAATTGTATTTTAGAAAGTGATGATTTAGTACACATGCCTGATGGCTCTTTAGAATATGGTAGAGTATTAGTTGCTCACTCATTTCAAGCTCCTGTATTAAATACACATTATGATCAAGGTGATTTATTCTATAGAACAGGAAACTATGGACAGAGCCAAGGAGAACATTTACATATGGAAGTTGCTCATGTTTCTAGTAAATCAACACAATATTGGAATCCAGGAACAGGTATTGGAATATTTGGAGCTATTCATATGTGGAATGCAATGTATGTTGATGACACAGTTTTATTAAGACCTGAAAATTATCCATGGGTAACATGGGGAATACAGCCACAACCTGGTGATGAAAAAAAGAAGAAAAAATTTCCATGGGCTATATATGCTCAAAAGTTTAGAGAAAGAAATATTTGACATATTTCTTTTTTTATGCTATTTATTAGGTAGAAAGGAGTTATGATATTATGCCAAAAGTTTCAAGAGAGGATTTGTCAAAAAGAGTTAATGATTTAGAAATTGATGATGATATTAAAATTTCTCTAATGGAAGATATTGCTGATTCTATAACTGATGAAAGTGAAGAAATAGCAAAACTTCAAGAAGATATTACTCGTTTAACTGAAGAGAATACTTCATTAAGAGAAAGATATAAATCTCGTTTCTATGAAACTGAAGATTATGAAAGTCCAGAAGAAAAAATTGAAGAAGAAAAAGATGAAGAAGTAATTGATATAAAAGAAATATAAAGGAGTGTGATAATATGCCAATTACTGATAAATTAAAAGTAAGAAATGATAGTGAATTACTTTCTTATATTATTAATATTTCTCCAGAATTAAGAGAGGAAATTGATTTACCTCGTCAAGGAGAAAGCCTAGTTCCAATCGGTAAATTAATAGTTAATAATGAAAGATTTAAAAATGCTTTTATTGAAGCTGTTAATGTTATTGGTTTAACTTTAATTCACAGAAATTATTGGGAAGATCCATGGGAAAACTTTACTAATAATGGAATAATGTATTTTGGTGATAGTTTTAGAGAAATGGCTGTTGATATAGCTGATGTTTATGATTATAATGAATTTGCTAATGATCCAGATCATTTCCTAGAAAATGTTGTTCCAAATGTATATGAATATATTCATAGAATTAATTATCAAAAATTCTACAAAACAACTACTTCAGATGCTCAAATGTCTATGGCTTTTGCTACTGAAGGTGGTTTATTAAGTTTAGTAGATGAAATTATATCTTCTTTATGGGAAGGATATAAATATGATAAATATATAGTTAATAAATATATGTTATGTCGTAGAATTGTTGATGGAACTATTACATCTGTTCAAATTCCTGATTATGACAATTTAACTATTAGACAAAGAGTTAGTTTCTTAAAATCAATTTCTAATAAATTAATATTTAGAAATCCAAATTATAACCCAATGGGATTAAGAATAGCTACTCCATTTGAAAAACAAATAGCTATTTTAAATACTGATTTTGAAGCTGATATGACAACTGATGTACTTGCTACATCATTCTTCAGAAATGACGCAGAAATGAAAACTAGATTAGCTCTAATTGATGGTTATGGAAATCATGATGTTGCTCGTTTAACTGAAGTATTAGGAGATCAATTCATTCCATTTACTACTGAAGAATTAACTGCTTTAGCAAATGTTCCAGTAAGTATAATTGATGATGAATTCTTCCAAAATAAAACATATGCTCTTGATAATGTAGCAGAAACTGAACTTGAGGGAGTTATGAGTTCTAATTCTGCAGGTATAAAGAGAACTTCATTCTACAATCCTGAAACACTTAAAAATAATCATTGGTTACATTATTGGGGAGTTAAAGCTACAAGCCCAATGAAACAAGCTGTAGTATTTACTAAAGATGAAGTAGGAGTTACTTCAGTTAGTGTATCTCCAAGTGTTGCAACTGTATATGCAGGACAAAAATTAAAATTATCAAGTTCTGTAGTAACTACAGGATTTGCTAATAAATCTGTTTTATGGAGTGTTGATTCAACAAGTGCAGAAGCTGGAGTTAAGATAAATCAAAGTGGTGAATTATCTGTTCCAAGCGATATGACTAATGAATCTGAAATCACTGTAACAGCTACTTCAATTGCAGATTCTACTAAATCTGCTGAAGCTGTAGTAACAGTAGTTTCAACAAATGTATAATTCCTATAAGGGAGGGAGATAATCCCTCTCTTTTAATATTAAAGAAAGGAGAATATATATGAGAAAAAATTTAATTCTTGCTCAATTAACTAATGCTAAAACTAACTGGTTAGTTCTTGATGATATGATTGAACTTGCTGAAAATGTATATCAATTAAAAAAAGTTCCTGAATATATTGATGTTGGTTATGTTAATCAAGTATTACTTATGAATGGATCTATTGCATGGTTTTATGATGATGTATTAGAATCTGTTCTAGCTTTACCTTATGATGTATTAAATGGATTTGATATATATGGTAGACCATTAGAAATTATGGCTAGAGCTAAAAATGGTAGATATTATAGAAAATTAAAAAGAGGCGAATTTGTTATAATGTATGACAATGCTAGAAAAATATCAATTCTACCTAAAATTATACAAAGAGCTAATCGTATAGCATTATCAATTAGAACTCAAGATATTAATATAGCTCAACAAAGAACTCCAAGAATGTGGAGAACTTCTAAAGATAAAGAAGAAACTGTTAAAGGTATATTAAATCAAGTCGAGGGAATGGTTGAAAATGTAGTAGCATATGATAATATTGATTTAGATGATTTAAGTTGTGTTTCAGAACCTGCTCCATATATTGTAGATAAACTTGATTTACATCTTGAAAAAGAATGGGCTTCTTTTTATAGAATGATAGGTATATCTTCTGTAGTTCAAGAAAAGAAAGAACGATTAATAACTGATGAAGTTAATGCTTCACAAGGTGGAACTGTAGCTAGTCGTTATAATAGATTTGAACCTAGACAAAGAGCTATAGATGAAATTAATAAAAAATGGAATCTTGAGATTGAAATAGAATATTATGATGGAGTTCCAAGTAATAATGAAGAAAAGGAGGTTGATAATAATGTTTCCACTAATATTTCCGATGATGTTGCCAACTAATTATGATATTCCTCCAACTCTATATGACATAATGAATTCTATTGTTAATTATGATAGAGAAGAAAAAGTAAAAATAAATGAACTAGAAAAATATGCTAGAGAAAAAATATTTGATTTTAATTATCCATTATCTGATAAAGTTAATAAAGAAGATTTTGAAGTTTTAATACTTAAAAAATTTAAAATGTATAGAATAGGTTATCAAACAATGACAGCTTTTAAAAATGCTCTTGAAGTTAAATTAAATGAAGTAATGCCTAAATATAATAAAATGTTTAATATGTTAGATGGTTGGGATTTATTTAATGATGGAGAAAAAGAAACAAGAAATGTTATTGATTCAAGAAATACCAATTCTATAAGTTCTTCTAATGGTACTAATATTAGTGATAGAAGATACTCTGAACTTCCTCAAAATAGAATACAAGATGTTCAAGATGGTAAATATATTACTGATTATAATTATGATACAGATACTAATAGTATGACTGGTAATAATAGTATAAATGATAATGGAACATTAAATGAAACAATAAATAGATCTCCAAGTTATAAAATAAAATTATATAAAGAGTTTCAAGATGATGTAAACTCTATATATACAATGATATTTAATGATTTAGATGATTTATTTTATGGTTTAGTTATGTAATAGAAAGGAGTGATAATACATGGATAAACCAAATTTTAAAAAATTAATGCGATTAAGCATACAAGCATTAACAAATTTTCCTTATATAGAAGAAGATTTTGACGCTTTAACAAATTACGAATTACTATGTAAAGTAGTAGAAGAATTAAATAAAATTAGTGATAATCAAAAAATACTTGATGAAAATGTTACAGCTTTAATTACAGCATTTAATGAATTAAAAGATTATGTAGATAATTATTTTGAAAATTTAGATGTACAAGATGAAATTAATAATAAATTAGATGAAATGGTTGAAGATGGTACATTAGCAGAAATTATTAATACTGAAATTTTTAATGATTTAAATGAAAAAATTAATAATGCTATAATTAAAAGTGATCCACAAACAATGAATGAATTATTTTTAAATAGAATTTTAAGAACTTTTGAAAGAAATAGTAATAATCCTGAACATGTTAGTGGAGAAGATTATGCTATATTACAGGGTGGTTGTTATACAGGAAATAATAAAATGATAATTGCAAGAATAAGAAGAAGTGATTTAAATGAAGTATTATTACAAGAAATATCTTTATATGATAGTTCAATTATAAGACAAACAACTTTACAATTAAATCATGCTAATTCAATAGCTTATAATCCAAATAATAGAAAATTATATATAACATCATTATTGATAAATGAAAATGATGAAAATATACCATTACAATATTTATATGTAATAGATTATACAACATTTACACTTGAATCTACTATTTCTTTAAATGTACCATTAACAGAGGGAGTTCATTCAGTTAGTTATGATATTGAAACAGATAAATATTATATTGCAACTGAAGAAACAAATAATAATAATAATTTAAAATTATATGAAATGAATATAAATAATTATACATTAACAGAAATTAATTTAATTGATTATAGTAATTTATTAAATAAAAGTTATAATAATGATATTTTAGTTTATAATGATTATTTATATATATTAAAATATAATCCACAAGTATTATTATGTTTTAACTTAAAAAATAATAAATTATATAATGTTTATAATATTCCAAATTATTCAAATGGATCAAGTATAGGTGAATTACAAAATATATCATTAAAATATGATTTAGAAGAAAAAGATTTTATTATTGGAACTAATAGATTAGAATGTGATAATGGATTTTATAATATATTTCAATATTTTAATTGTAATGTTTTTTATAATATAAATAATAATATTATGCCAAAATGGAATAATAATGAATTTGAATTAAAAGTTGATATTAATTCAACTTCAATTAATCCAAATGGAACTAATAGTAATAAATTTAAACATATATCTGAAGCTTTAGAATATGCTCAACAATTAGATGGAAATATTACAATTTTAATTGAAAATGGTACATATCCATTTGTTGATTATAAAGGAAATAAACAAAGAATTGATATTAGAAATATTAGTAATAATCCTAATATTATTATAAATGGTATGAATTTACATGCTACTAATATTTCTTTAACAAATATTAAATTATTAAATACATCAACTTCACAAAATTACGATTTAAGTGCAGATTATTCTAAATTAAGATTATCAATAATAGAATTTTTAGGTGATTATAGTGCTTCTATATATGCTCGTAGATGTGAAATAGATTTTTATGAATTAACTTCTGATCATGTTTTATTTCATTGTCAAACAGAAACAACTTTAATTCCTCACGATTCAGATGTAGATTTTTCATTTAATAATCAAAAACCTTATTGTGCTATTCCTAATAAAATATGTAATGGATTAAATGTTAATAATACACAAATTGATAGTCCATCTTTACCATTAAAAGAATTCTTATTAAAACAAAAAGGAACTATTAGAATTAATTATTATGGTAGATATAATAGAGGATTTATAGATTTTAATCATGATGGAAATGAACCTGTTCGTAATTTTTCATTTAATATAAATAGATATTTTTATGAAGTAGCTTGTTATTTTGATTATACAAATAATAAAATTGGTTTTAAATTATTAACAGCTATTCAATTAAATAATGATGGAACTGTTACAAATAATATATCAAGTGAATCAATTAATTTAACACCTTATTTTATTTAAATAAAAAGAACTCAATTTTGAGTTCTTTTATTTTACAATGAATTATCTAAATTATAATTTCCTAAATTATCATGATTATGCCATATTGTAACACCATTTCTATAAATATTATTAATATTTTCCATAGCAAGAGCAGGAACACTTCCTAAATTATTAGAATAACCTATTTCTTCATAACTACCTATTTGAACAAAATTCCAATAAGTTCTACCTGTTTGATTAGGTATTTTTATTTCATTAACTTGATATCCAAATTTATTAAAATATTCATCTATTTTTCTAGCATACTCTTGTTTTATAGACATTTTATAATATCCGAAATTTTGCTCATTTCTAGCAAATGTAACATCTCCACCATTTAAAGAGCCACTTGCTTGAGGTGGTACTAAAGCATGTTGATATCTTTCTGACACATGTTGAGCTTGTTGTTCAAATAATCCTACATAACTACTTGCAGGATTACCCTCACCAGCTTGTGAATTCATTATCATTCCACCTATTTTAAATGCTGATTCTATTTGAGCTATTTTAATATTTACTGATTGTTGTGTTTCCCAGTTAGTAAATGAATCGTTAGCCCACGAACAAGTAGGAAATTTAGCACCTACTAAACCATCATTAAATCCTGGGTGATTAGATATTGAATCTGCTATTTTTTTATAGTTTTCAGGATATAATTTTATACTACAACCAGGTGATAATGTTCCTATTATATTAAATACTGGTAAATTATCAATAAAATCTTCATAATGATATTCTGCGTTTGCTCCTACTTGATTAGTTACTAATAAATAATTATATGGAAAACAATAAAGTTTATTGTTTTTTGGAATATATCCATTTAAAGCATTATTTATTGGTATATTATAATCTGATAATATCATTACTCCACCATAATTATTTGGTATTAAAGTCCATGTAATAGAATAATCTTGAGCTGATGTAGTTCCATCATCATTATTCTTTTTAGAATGTATTGTAGCTGAATGTTCAACTCCTGGACATAGAATATTAGGAGCCATAAATACTGTTACAATAGCATCTCCTCTACCAAGTCCATCTACAGCTAATATAAAATCTTTAGCATTTTGATAACTCATTGCCATGTAATATACTCCACTAAATACTCCACCATAATATTGAGTATTAGGTAAACCTGGAGTGTTAGATGGTAACCATGTTGTTCCAACTATTACTTTACATTGTTCTACATCAAAACCACCTAACTCATCATAATAATTAGCTATATAAGGTCCATGCTCTAAATTCTCTGGATATGTATGTTCTCCTATATCATCACTATTTACATGTTCTCTTAATACTAAACAACTTGATGGATTCCAATAATCAAACCATGTAGCAAAATTATCTATTGTATATTTAATTCTTGTAGTTCCATCATTTCTATATTCTAAATCATCTATAAAAGCAAAAAACCATTTATTAGAATAATCTTTATTTTGAAAAGCCATATAATTAGATTGTAAACATTGTTGATATGTAAAATTAACTTCAATTTCATTAACTCCATGTTTTATAAAACTATAATTATTTTCTTGAGCTACTGCATTTTGATAACATAACTCTACCATCTCTTGCTCTGTATAATCTAATACATTTTTATGTTCTCTATCTAATTTAATATTTCTACATATTACTATATTACTATCTTTATTCATCTTTTCCACCTCCTACACTTATAAAAGCCATTATTATACCACCGAAAAATACCCCTATAATAAATCCTAAACAAAATTCAATCATATTTAATCACTTCCTTATTTCAAAATCTATACTATTTTTAAATACTGTTCCACATAAATCTGTTGCATAAAATATCTGATTTTCTCTAAACTGATACAAAAATCTCCTTAATCTATCATTCTTTATTAATGGATTGTAAATATCTCTTTGCCAATATTTACTTGTCTTTATTATATCACTAAACACTAAAGTTTTATCTTTTATTTTACTATACTTTGGTTTTATAAACCAACATGATTCATTTCCATCTTTTTCTTTTAAATATTCTGCTAAAAATTTAAATCCTTTATAAAAGAATACCATTCTATATAGACATTTATATTCTCTATAACTTTTTGGTAAATGAGGTTGAGGATCACTTTGCCAATTTCCTTTATTTAACATATTAGAATGACTACCAATTACGAAACTAGATTTACCTGAATCTTTACAATATTCTATAGCTACTTTAACAAATATTTCTTGACCATCATCATCAAAACTATGTGTAGATACCCATTTTGTTATTATTTCTCCTTGTTTTTGATGATTTACTTCTTCTTGTAATCCCCAGTCTTTAAAATAAGGACATACCATATTAATAGTATTACCTACTAACCATAATTTAGTAGTTCCTCTTTTTCTATCAACTGTTGAATATAAATTCATTAATTTATTTGGCTCATCATATAAATAAGTTGTTCCATTACCTAGTCTTGACATAAATTCTTCAAATATAATATCATCAACATCAAGATAACTTCCTCCTGCATAATTTTGCTCTATTGATAAAGCAACTACATAACCTATTTTTTCTCCTCTAATAATTCTACCACTATCTATATCATAATTAGCTAAAAATATTTGTCTACGATATATATCAATAGTATTATATTTATTATTTGTTAATTTTACTATATCCATATCCATAAAATATTGTTCTATTTTTTCAGTTCTTATATCTTCAACTAATCTCCATACAAGCATAAATCTTCTTCCTGCTTTTATATCTTCTTCTATTATATCATCTTTATTTTTATAACTTGCAATATATCTTTTATGATCATGTAAATATGGGTGAAACATTTTTTTATCTTTTACTTGATAACTTTTACCATTACTTCTTTCTCCATAACTTAAATTTATATTTGCACCCTCTTTATCTAAAGGATCAATATTATAATATATTTGTTTACTCATATTAATCTTCCTTTACTGATTCTTTTAATATATCTGAAAATTCAGTTATTAATCTATTATATACTTTTATAATATCTTCTTCTTTACATCTATTACTCATTAAATTACCTCTATTAATATTTAATTCAGAACATATTTTATTAATAGATGTTGCTGAAAATCCTTTTATAAATTTTAATTCTTTACTTTCTTTTCTCATTCTTTATACCTTGCCCTTTCACTTGAATTATCTGTTAATAAATTTCTATAATCATTAGATTTAGATAATGTATAACTACATGGAATTAAGCAACAACCTGATTTATCCTTTATAGTCATTGTATTACCTAAATAATCGGTTAATTCTACTTCTTCTTGATCATCAATATAAACAACACTTTGTTTATTTGTAATACTATAAGGAAAATATAATCCATCATTAAAATCTTCAATATTTTTAATACATTTACTACCACTTTTTGGTACACCTGCTACTGTTATTGAAATTTTATTCTTTATAATTTCCTTTGTTTCTTTATCCTTTTCATCTCTTTCAAAACAATATTTCTTTGCTCCTTGTGTTATAAATCTATTATATGTATGTTCATTTAAACCATTAGTTTCAAATTCAAACACACCTAATAAATGTTTTTTACCATAAATATCTGTAGGTTGAAATTTATCTTTTGGTATTCTTAAAGCATTAGAAACATAATCAATTCTTTTTTCAACTTCTTTATTATAATTAATAAAAACATTCTTATCATATCCCTCTACTAATTTTATACTATCTGTATCCATATATACAACATAATCATCTAATGCCATAACTCTTCTAAATAAATTATCTCTTGCATATGCTGTAACAAATATACCATATGCAAAACTTAAAAAAGATTTTTTCTTTTCTTTTTCAAGAGCTTCTATTATTTCTTCATTAGTTAATTCTACTTCTTCCCATAATTTCGTATCATCATGAAATATAACATTAGCTCTAATATTATTAGTTACACTCATTCCATATAAAGCATTAAACTTATTCTTTTCTTTCTGATATTCAAGTTCATAATCTGGATTATCTTTATATTCAGTTTTCTTAACATATTTATCTAATACAAATTCAATAAATTTTTTAGGTAAATATGCTAAAGTAGAAAACCATGCTCTTTTAATAGTGTATTTTCCTATATCATAGCAATCTAATATTAAATAAAAATCAATATCCGTTATTACCATTGAAAAACTTTTAGCTTTAATTATTCTACCATTATCATAAACAGCTCCTGTTATATTTTGACATTTACTACTTGATATATAAGTATTATAATATCTTGATTCAACATCTTCAAATTCTACTTCTAAAATATAACAAAATCTTTTACTCATATCTTTTACATCACGAAGTTCTACTTCTCTAAATTCACTAGATGGAAATTTAAAAGCCACTAAACAATAAGGATAAGCACTAGTTTCATCAAATGAATCAATATTTTTTAATACTTTATCTGCAAATAACCAAGAAGCATGTGTTATACCTCCTGCAAATGCTAATTGTAATCGATTAAATACTATAGGATCTGTGTTTATAGCTTTATTAACAATTCTCCTATATTTCCAATCTTTCATTACAATTTCTTCTAGTTCTTTTCTAACATGTCCTGTAGAAGTAGTTGGTATATGTTTTACATCTTCATAAGTTTTTAATTCTTCTAATATATAATGATATACAACTAAACAATCATATTCACAATATCTCATTTCTTTTTCAGATAATGGAGTATTAGAATGTCTTAATAAATTATAATCTAAATCTCCCACCATTTTCTCTACTGGTAAATTATATATTTTAGGAAGCTGTTTTAATGACGCATTACTCATAAAATAACTACATTTAACTATTATATTATAATCATTCATAATAGCATACATGGTTTTTCTTGATTTTCTTGCCATTACTTTCTTAAAAGAATATTCTCCTTTTAAATACTGAAATTCAAATGCTAAATTATGAATAAATACATATTTCTTTTCAGGTATAAATGTATCTAATATTAATAAAAAACTTCTTAATTCTTCCCAAGTTCTACCATAATATACTTTATCATTAATACCAAATTGCCAAATATACATAGTAGAATAATATGATACTTCTTTTCTTTCCTCTTCTGTTAATTCATCATAATAAATAGCAGGATATATTTTACCTTTATATTTTATAAAAGAAGTTGTTTCAATGTCGAATGTATAAATATTATTATCAATTTTTTCCCTTTTTCCAAATGTCTTTTTTTCATGTCCTTCATATTTATACCATATTTCCACATATAAATCCTCCTATCTATTAGTTTTTATATAATCAATCATTTCATTAACTTTGTTTCTTAAATCTTTATCATTATTATAATTAACATTACCATATCTTTGTAATTGGTCTAATAATGTTTCCTCATTTATTTCTTTTTTAATATAACCTGTTAATACTGTCCATACAACACTAGCATTGGAATATCTACTTACATCTTCAAAATCTGTTTCATCAAATAAATTATACATTAATTCAGCTTGTTTATAATCTATTTCATTATTCATATCGCCAAATGTCTTTTTAAGTGATTTAATAACACTCTTACGAGTTTCTTTTATTCCTCTTGTTGTAGATGTTTTTGATTCAAGAAATTGTCTTGTAGCTTGATTTATAGCTATTAAATTAGTAGTAGATAAATCTTTGCTAATTTTAACTCTTGTAACACCTTTTGTTGTTAATAATTTTTTTCCTTTTAACTTTTTAACATTTAATCTATTAATAAGTTTACCAGAAGCCCATGTTCCAGTAAAACCACCCTTTTCTAAATTTCTCAATCTTTTATTAACAATATCTACTTGTTGTTTCGTTTGTCTATATAATTTTTGTTTTTCAGTTAATTGTTTAGGAGGTTTTCTTTTTCTTGCATTTCCAAAACCTGTTCCTTTATTAACATAACTACTTTTTCTTCTTTGTTTTCGATACACTCTTCCAGTCATAACGCACCACCTCGTATTTAATATGATTTAATTTAAAACATAAAATTAATATATAATAAAATAACTTACTATTAGTCTTATGTAATGTTTTACAAACTTCTACTTCTTTATTAGTCATTTTAACATAATCATATTCTATGATTTGATATCTATATTTTACCACACTCACACCTCACTTTTATATAAATAATACATATCATCTAATATTTTATAATCTATATAGTAACTATTCAAGTAACTATTTTTAACTGGATCATAAAATAAATATCTATCAATTTCATAATTAAATTTTAATATTAAATTTCTATGTAGTGTCTTCTTAATTAAATCTAATAATAAATCTAAAGTATGTGAAGAAGATAATAATTTATCCATATATAAACCTCCTTTCATCTTGTTCTATAATTTAA